TGACCGCGTCAATCCTGCGCGCATTTTCAACCGTGAAGAACATACGCTCATTGTCTTCATAGGGGCTATAGTGTCGCGTGACAAATCCGGGGGGTGCGTGGGCGGCGTGGGCATTCATTTCGGCGATCACCTGGCGGACACGCTCTGTATAAAACGACCGCGTAAATGCGTGGGCGATGACCGCGCTATATAATTCGGAGTCATTGGTGTAAACTGTCGCGCCTTGGAGTCGGAAATGGTGAGAGACGACACCTGTCCCCGCGAAGAGGTCAGCGACGGTCTTGTTTTGAAACGATGTGAAACCGGTTTTCTCTTTCATATAATCGGTAAGCCATCCGAGGAGCTGGTATTTGGACCCGATATAATTCAGGCGTTGGATTTTCGAGGGAGGGGGTGCGGCGGTGGCGGTGGCGGACATTATTCAATAATATACACGGTTGTTTATGTATGTTATTATTATTTATTACAGTTCAATTTTATACGTTACGCGCGCGGAATCTTCACGCCGAGAACCGACTGGATTTTATTGACGTGGGTCGGGTTGTAGACGCAATTGCCGCCGCGCTCAATCTCCGCGATAATAGAGACGTCCATATTACATTTCTGCGCGAGTTCCTTTTGCGTGAGTTTCTTGTCGCATCGCGCTTGGCGGATGGTATCGCTGGTGGCTTTGGCGATATACTTCGTCTTTTTGGGGATGTCGTTGGCGGCGGATGCGGCGGCAGTGGACGAGGACGAGGAGGCGAGCGAGGTGCCGACAGTAGCGGGGCGATTCTTACTCAATGACACCGGTGTCCAATCCTGACAGTCGGGTATTCTCACTCCCGCCGCATTTGTGTTGTTGTATTTACTTTTTGACATAACCAGTAGTATGTATGTATGTATGGTCATCCGTTTATATCACTATACGTCTGCTGATACATACACGTATACCGATACCGATACCGATACCGATATAGAACTATTCCGTGTCACTACTACAACGACACGTGGACTCTTGTATGGCCTGGCTCCTCATCCTAAACTCCATATTCTTCGTCGCCACACTGACCGAATATCTCATCTGTATGAAGTATATTACAAACAACTACGACTACAAGAACGAATGGTTCAATGTTCTATTGAGTCTGATGTTCACCCCATTTTACAGCTGCTTTTTCATCCATAAATTCTCGTGGGCTAAAATTAGGTCATATATGGAGCCCGAGCGCCGAAATGTGCTGAAATATCCCGTCATAACGGGCATCCTTTACACCATTGAGACCGTATTTGTGTTTTACGCGCTGAATACCGTTACATTGAGTTATTATACCATCCTGCGGTCCGGATTCATTATTTTCAATATTCCGTGGTTCAAGTATTTACTGAAAAAACCGGTGACACGACTTTATTATGCGAGTTGCGCGGCGTTAGTGGTGTCCCACGTGATCGTGGCAACGCAGTATATATTTCAGTATCAGGGCGGCGGCGGAGGCGGAGTCGGCGGAGGCGGAGCCGTAGCCCAAAACACCGTGATTATATTGGTGTCGTGCGGTTTGAATTCCGCATACAATAATGTGATAGAGTATTCAATGTCGAAGCACGGCGATATTATGACCAATATTGATTTCCAAATCGTGTTTCAGGCGACATATTTCGTCATTGCGGCTCCGTGGGCGGTGGTTTATACCGTGAAAAACGCGCCGCCATTTAACCCGTCCACGATAACAATGTATTTCTTCATCGCGTTTGGGCTACAGCTTTATATGTTCAACAAAATATACATTCTCAATAATAAAAATAGCATCATCCCCGCGAATATATTACTCAGCGGATTGGATATCATGCGGCGCGTGATTCAGCTCACCTATTCGTTCGTGTGTTTCAAAGAACCGTTTGATGCGACGATTGGTGTGTCGCTCGTGTTTTTGGCGGCGTCTGGCGGGCTCTTATTGTATCAGTATATACGGGATTATCGGCTGGGCGTGAATCGGGACATAGACCGTCATCGGATGCTAGACGACGGCGACGACGGCGTAGAAATGGAAAATGTATAGTGGAGGTATAAGTAAAAGATGGCGAAATTCAGGAGGAAGAGCACTTCGGACGCGAAGATGGGTGCGTCCTGGATGACCCCGATGACGGTGACGACCATAAAGAGGAATTGCGCGTAAAGGAGGATGCGGAGGGTGTCTGCGGCGGCGGCGGCGGCGGCGGTGCCGTAGTAGGTATGTCCCACCATAAACCCGACTATCGCGAAGAATGCCGTGGCTGCGAAGATGTAATGGGTGGAATCGTGTTCGGGGATGAAAATAACCCCGAATATACCGATGAGGAGCGCGATGATGGCGAAGAGGGACCACTGCGCGTGTTGTGTGACGCATCGTTGGTATTCATAGGCTAGGGTGAACACCGCCATCAAGAGCATACACGCTGCGATAAAGTGCCGGGTTTGGAATGCGGTCGTGATGGATGGGGGGGGGCATTTTCAGACAACGTTATGAAGGGTTCCTTACTGGTGATGATGCTAGATATGCTACGGGCGGCTGTGGCGGTGGCGGTGCTGTATTTGTAATAAACGAACACGATTGGAATCGCGTATGTGGCGAGCATTAGCGCGAGAAGGGTGGTTGGGGGCATTGGTGGGTGTGTGTTATTATATTCTATGAAATAATGTCATATAAACCCGCATCGCGTTTATATTACATCAATACACATCAACGTTTAACGAAGATGGTCCAACTTATTCCCCCGTCCGCTGACGCTGCCGCTAATGCCAATCCGACGCGAGCAGACATAGACGCGTATATTCACGGCGGCGATGGTTCGGCGGCGGCCGATGTGGAGACCTTGCGCGGCATCGTCCGAGAGATTGAGTGTAAAAGCGGCGCGGGAGCCCTTCTTCATCCGGCCGAGGAGTATTTCGCGGCGCAATGTTATTCGTTATTATGATTATTATGATTATGATTATTATGATTATCATTATGATTATGATTACGTAGTATCTGCTGGATGTTGTGGCGTATCCTTATCAATGGTTACCTTCTTCGCCACGCGGCGTATGACCTTGGCGATGTTGCCTAGTGATATCGCGTTACTTATTTTCAAATACCGTTTGTTCTCACGTGTGCCGTCATTTATACAGTTTGGATGCTGATTCGCCCATTCTTCTATAAGCGCCCCGTTCTTCTCTTCCAACGCACGGACGGCATTCGCCATTTTCGGATGGTTGGGTCCATCCCGTTCCCATTGATTATCCACCCTCACGTATAAGGTCTCGCGCTTGGCGTCGCTACAATGGAGTGGGCGCTCGCACTCATCCATCTTTTGGAGATTGTCTATCAGGATGTTTGACATTCCTTTTACATAACCATCCCGTTCCACATTCTCCAGGTCGGTGAGGTTCAACTGGATAGAATTCACGAAGTCCTTCATATTCATCGCATCCTTACATTTCTCATTGAGGAACCGGTTCATATTGAATGAGTTGTTGGTGGTGTTTGAGGCTGGGGGTGCGGGTGTATTACTCACTTGTAACGATTGGTTTATCTTCATCATTTCTAATACCTGTAGTTGGAGTTGCGAGTTATTTGATATGATTGTAATCATTGTCGCCATCCTCGCCATCTCTATTTTCATTTGACGATTTTCAGCAGTAAGATCTTTAATTTGCTTGTCTATGGTTCGTTGACAATTATTTACTTTATTACGTATAATTACATTATCGGTTTGTAGTGTATGGTCTTCGTGTTCGTCGTGTTCGTCGGATTCGTCGTGTTCTTCGGATTCGCCGTCTTGTAAATAGGAGTTATTGTGCTTACATTCTTTTTTGTGTCGCCATATTCCTGAATGATATTTATAGGATTTTAAGCAATAGGGGCATACATACCCTATGTTATTGCTGTCAGGGGTGGTGGGTAGGATATATCTGTTAGTTTTGTGCTTGGTAGTCTCTAAATGTTTGTTGTATATACTTTGTTTAGAGCATATAAAGTCACATTTTTCGCAAATATAAACACGTTTTTTTCCATTAGGCATAATTGTATTGGACCCTACGGGTCTTACACGTTTTACACATTTTACGCGGTTTACTCGTTTTACGCGGTTTACTGATTTTGATGGAAACGGTTCAACACTATTCATTGTCGCGTTCAACGCAACGAAATGTTCCTGTTCTTTTTGCCGTGCTTCATCGAGGTCTTTACAGTTATAGAATGCGATTATACCCATATTCCAGTTATCCCATCCACCATTATTTCTTATTACTTTATACACCTTACAGTTGTGGTTTGGATAATTACTATTCATACAAGATAGCTGGTGGGATTTTTTGCGCTGGACGAAATTGACCGTATGCCCTACATATACATCCTGAATATTCGGGTCTTTACACGTTATCTTATATACAATCGTGTTTGAATAATCTTTATCGGGAATTGACATTTTCGTATAATAATTATACGAAAATATGTTTATATACCCTTACAATCACGGTCACGGTCACGGTCACGGTCACGGTCACGGTCATTCAATCGTATTCGGTTCCTTATCAATGGTGACATTCTTTGCCACTCTCTTTATGACCTTGGCGATGTTGCCCTCCTTTTCCCCATCGGTGGCTGCCTTGGAGAGTTTCATATACCGTTCATTCTCACGAGTGTTGCTATTCATACAGCGCGGGTTGGCTTTTGCCCATTCACTCACCAGCGCCACATTCTTGTGTTCCACCGCCAGGACCGCGTTCACCATTTTCGGATGGTCGGGGCCGTCCCGCGCCCACTCATTGTTCTCCTTCACGTATAAGGTATCGCGCTTGACGTCGCTACAATGGACCGGGCGCTTGTATACGTCCATCTTTTGGAGGTTGTCTATCAGGATGTTTGACATTCCCTTTACGTAGCCCAGATTCCCAACGTTTTCCAGGTCGGTCAGGTTCAGTTGAATGGAATTCACGAAATCCTTCATATTCATTGCGTCCTTACATTGCTCGTTGAGGAACACATTCATATTGAATGAGTTGTTGTTGCTATTGATGGTGTTTGCGTTGATGGTGTTGGTGTTATGGTCGCCGTTTGTTGCGACTCCGATGGAGGACGGGGCTGTGGCGGGGGCGGGGGCATTATTGGCATGTTTACTTATTTCCATCATTTTAGAATGTAATTGGGTTGTCATCATCAACATCATTTCTTTCATAAAATTTGTAGTATGAACCAATGTATTTTGAAAGTCTGTAATATTTACTTTAATATTCTCATCAGAATTACTAGTAGCCAGGTTTGAATCACTATTTTTATTGCTATTCTTTACCTCTTCTATTAAACCTATTAGTTTATTATACATATCGTGTGTGATATTTTGAGTCGTGGTCGCGGTTTCGGTTTCGGTCGCGGTTGCGGTCGCGGTCGCTGTTTCGGTCGCGGTCGCTGTTTCGGTTTCGGTTTCGGTTGTCATAGGACACGTTCTCTTATGACGACTTAACGCAGAAAGGTGAGCATATCTTTTATTACAGTATCTACATGTATTTGAAGGAATCGCTGTCTGCGCAGTTGAATGACCTGTGGCCGCCTCTACGAGTAAACCTTCGTGTTTAACCATTGTCTGATGTTTGCGGGTAGAAGTATGTATATCGTAATTGCTTTTGTAAGAGCATCTAAAGTCACAAATTTTACAATAAAAACGATTATTATAGTCTTCTTCATTTTCTTCATTTTCTTCATTTTCTTCATTTTCTTCATTTTCTTCATTTTCTTCATTTTCTTCATTTTCTTCATTTTCTTCTTTATTATTTGAAATTATCCGTTCTAACATCTTATTAACAGCAACTTTATTTGCTACATTCTTTATGACCTTGGATACTTTGTTGTTTGTATTATATTGTGTTATTGCGTTCCACCATTTCAAATACGTTTGATAATCGTCTATGTGGCAATTCATACTATTCGGCTTCTCTATTACCAAGTAATTAATGAATGAACCGATCTTCTCTTCTAACGCAATGACAGCATTCGCCATTTTTTGATGATTATAATTACCTCGTTCCCAATTGTTATTATCTTTCACGTATAATGTGTGGCGTTTGATATCACTACAATGAACCGGGCGTTTGTATACATCTAAATTTTCAAGATTATGAATAAGGATGTTTGACACTCCTTTAACGTAACCTGTATCTACAAGATTTTCTAAGTCATTAATGTTAATATGAATGGAATTTACAAAGTCTTTTATATTCATTGCGTCTTTACATTTCGTATTGAGGAATAATTTCATATTAAATGAGTCATTGTTATTAATGATAGGCGAGGCTAGCGGTTTGGTATTATTTATAGCGCAATAGTTTGATAATGAATTTATTTTTTTCATCATTTCTTGGCAATCTGTCATTATTGTCATAAATATATCCTTTGATATTATTACTTTATCATTATTGCTTATTATATCATCTGTAATTGGCGAATCGCTGTTTGAATTATTAATAACTGATGAAAAAATGGAGGCAACGTTAGGTGTATTATTTATGAAACACTCTATGTTATGGGTTGCTGAACCTGTATGGTTTTCATATTCATTATCACAAGTAGAATTAACCGTATTTGGTGTTAGGTTTGATGGTGTTTCGTCAAGTGAATGTAATTGTTTATGTTTATTAGTGGCTATGTGGCGCTTATACTTATAATAATTAACACAGTTGATGTCGCATTTTTCACAATAAATATATATACGATTATCTTTTTTGTTTTCTTTAGTACTTGAAGGCATTTTCTTTGTGTGTGGCGGGGGTAGTGGTTCAACGCTATTCAATGTTGCGTTTAATGCGACGAAATGTTCTTGTTCTTTTTGTCTGGCTTCATAAATATCTTTACAATCATAAAAACCAACTATTGCCATATTCCAGTTATCCCATCCACCATTATTTCTTATTACTTTATATACCTTACAGTTATGGCCTGGATAATTACTATTCATACAAGATAGCTGATGCGCTTTTTTCCTCTGAACGAAATTTATCGTATGACCTACATACACATCTTTAATATTCGGGTCTTTACATGTTATCTTGTAGACAATTGTGTTTGAATAATCTTTATCCGGGTTCGACATATTTTATATATAAATATTCACAACAATAATATTTATATACATATCGTATTGATTTTATTTTTGAACCGATCGGTTTTCTTTACTTCGTTCCATTTTACACATATTTATACCTTCCTATTCTATAATCGCAAGTAATAATAATAGTAGCATTCCAATGTCCACCGCCACCGCCACCGCCACCGCCGCCACCGCCGCCACCGCCGCCACCGCCGCAAAATAATCGACGGGTTCATCTTCTACAATGAGCTTGAACTCTTGTCCTACCGGTTGAAACTCCTCGACGACCTCGTCGACTATTTCGTCATTGTGGAAAGCACGCATACTTTCGTCGGGAAGGAGAAACCGTTGATTTTTAGGGACAACGCAGCCCAATATGCGGAATACAGTCATAAAATCATTCATATTATCGTGGACGATATGCCGTATATCCACCCCAATATCAATATCGGCGCAGGCCAGCAGTGGAAAAACGAAGAATGGCAAAGAAACGCGATAGCAGCCGGATTCGCGAAAGTGTGCGGCAGCGACCCATTAGGTGAGTCGGATATTCTAATGATAACCGACCTGGATGAAATCCCTGATCCGAATACGGTAAGACGTATCAAATACGACGGCGCCCCGGCGTCGATGACAGATGTCGGTATCAGTATTCTTGATATGGATTTGTATTACTATAATTTACACGTTAGGTATACGGAGAAATGCGAATGGCCGAAAATACTTACATACACATTTTATAAAGAAACGAATCAGACGTGTAGTACGATACGCGGGATTACGAATTGCCCGCATATCGCCGAAGGCGGCTGGCATCTCTCATATTTCGGCGATTATGAGTTTATGAAGAATAAGATAGAGAGTTGGTCGCATCAGGAATTGAATAATAGTGATACTACCAATGTAGCGAACATCGCCGACCGGGTGAATCGTGGGGTGGATTTATATAATCGGTCGTATGTGTCGTTTCATAAAATCCCAATCAAGGATAATAAATATTTACCAGTGGATTATGATAAGTATTTGACGAAGTATTATACGGAATGATTCGGTGGCGCCGGCGACGCCGCTGGATGGTGGCCCTGAATCGCGTTCTTCAAGAGTTCTTTGAGTATTTTGTTTTCCATAATGATATACTGGATTTGTTCGGGGGTGAGTGCCTCCGTCGCCGATGCTGCCTCCTCCGCTCCCGCTGCGGAACCGCACTTTTTATTATGCGTATACATCGCACTGCGAGACTTGAATTCCTTATTACATTTCGCACAGTGTAGCGTCGTGTCCGTGGTCGTGTCCGGGAGCGGCGCCGTCGGATGATTCTCTAGATGCTTGCGTGACGTCAGATGACGCGTATAATCCTTTTTATTCCTGGTTAGAAACATACATGTTTCGCAATTGTATATTGTGTGAGGTTCAGTCATTGTATATCGTATCGTATTGTATTTATCCTATTATGATAAATACTATATAAAATTTGGGGGGTTTGAACGAGTATGGCATTACTTTTCAATGACGATAGTCTTCGCCACACGGTGTATGACCTTGGTGATGTTGCCGAGTGTTATCGCATTACGTATTTTCAAATACTGTTTGTTCTCGCGTGTATGGTCATTTATACAGTTTGGATGCTGATTCGCCCATTCTTCTATAAGCGCATCGTTCTTCTCTTCCAACACACGGATGGCATTCGCCATTTTCGGATGCCTGGGCCCGTCCCGTTCCCACTCATTGTTGTCCTTCACATATAAGGTCTTGCGCTTGGCGTCGCTACAATGGACCGGGCGCTTGTAAACATCCATCTTTTGGAGGTTGTCTATGAGGATGTTTGACATTCCCTTCGCGTAACCAAGGCGTCCTATATTTTCCAGGTCGGTCAGGGTCAACTGGATAGAATTCACGAAATCCTTCATATTCATTGCGTCCTTACATTGCTCGTTGAGGAACCGGTTCATATTGAATGGGGTGTTGGCGGGGGTGGTTGTATTTCTCATTCTTGAGTGGTGTAAACAGAACTCCATCATTTTGTAATTGAACTCATTATTTTGCTGAAAAAAACTCATCATCGCGGTTGCACAGTTCATAGTGACTTCTTGTAAAGATTGTCCGGTAATAGCAGGAAGTTGAGGGGGGGTGGGTATAGCAGGAAGTTGAGGTGGAGTGGGTATAGCCGGAACTGTAACGTCAGGAATTGTCGCAACTGGTTCAGTCATAGACGCAGCGGAACATATAGATGGTTCGGGAGTATTACAATCTGTATGTCTATAAAGACTTGATAGAAACTTGAATTTTTTTTGACAACGAGGACAAGAATAATCATTGGATAATTTTATAGGCGTAAGGTCGTTTCTGCCACCATCAAGATGTTTCTGTGTTAATACGTGACGTTCATAATCACTTTTACATGTTGTTACGAAATTACAAGGTTCGCAATTAAGTATGCGTGGATTGTTAGATATCTGTATATTTTCATTATATGTTGGGTTATTCACGGTCAAAGGGTTTACATGGATTATACGGTTTACAGGTTTCGACGGGAACGGTTCAACACTATTCATTGTCGCGTTCAACGCAACGAAATGTTCCTGTTCCTTTTGCCGTGCTTCATTGAGGTCGTTACATTTATAAAATGCGACTATATCCATATTCCAGTTATCCCACCCACCATTATTTCGTATGACTTTATACACCTTACAGTTATGGCTTGGCGAACTATTATTTATAGAAGCTCGCCTGTGCGCTTTTTTCCTCTGGACGAAATTTACTGTATGTCCTACATATACATCGTGTATATTCGGGTCTTTACACGTTATCTTATAGATAATCGTATTTGAATAATCTTTATCGGGAATTGACATTTTCGTATAATTATTATACGAAAATATTTTTATATACCATTACAATCACATTCATTCAATCGTATTCGGTTCCTTATCAATCGCCACATTCTTTGCCACTCTCTTTATGACCTTGGCAATGTTGCCTTCCTTCTCCCCGTCGGTGGCTGTCTTGGATAGCTTCATATACCTTTCATTCTCACGTGTGTTGCTATTCATACAGCGCGGGTTGGCCTTCGCCCATTCGCTTACCAGCGCCACATTCTTGTGTTCCACCGCCAGGACCGCATTCACCATTTTCGGATTGTCGGGGCCGTCCCGCGCCCACTTGTCATCCTCCTTCACGTATAAGGTATCGCGCTTGACGTCACTACAATGGACTGGGCGCTTGTATACATCCATCTTTTGGAGGTTGTCTATGAGTATGTTTGACATTCCCTTTACATAGCCCAGATTACCAACATTTTCCAGGTCAGTCAGGTTCAGTTGAATGGAATTCACGAAATCCTTCATATTCATCGCGTCCTTACATTGCTCGTTGAGGAACACATTCATATTGAATGAGTTGTTGTTGGTGTTTGCGTTGATGGTGTTCGCGTTGATGGTGTTCGCATTGGTCGTATTGTTTGTGGTATTATTGGTTGTGTTTTGTTTATCGGATAAGAACCGTAGCATATTATTCATCATTTCCTGATTACTTTTTAATAAGGTCATAAACATCTCCTTGGTTATTATCATGTTCTCGTCGGATGATATGATATCATCCACTGGGTTGGGGGGTTGGGTGGGAGAGGTGGTAGTGCCTCGCGAAGAAGACGTCGAACATTTGGAGATATGTTTATAAATACTAGTGCGAGACTTGAATATATTGTGACAACAGTAGCACTCATAACCTTCGGATGATTTTATGATTTGATTCGCTACACTGCCACCGCCAAGATGCTTCTCTGTCAATATGTGACGGTCATAATCTCTCTTACACGTTGTATGAAAAACGCAAGGTTCGCATTTGTATATATATTTACGGTCCATTCTATATGGAGGTTGGATGGTATATTATACATTAGGGGGATACAAAAATTCATCTAAAGATACGCGCAGCCCTGCTTCCTCCACCGCCGTCACCGACCCTCAAAAAGTATCAGTCACACGTTTTTTCGCCTAAAAATCAGAAATAACAGCATTTCAATGACAAACCCGTTTTGGGGTATTGCGCGTTTCGTGTTTCAAAAGTCTCCAGCGCAAACGGCGTTTTGGACATGAATTGGGGTGTCCCATACGGAGATACAAAATACCTCACCATCCTTACCATAAACCCCACACCCACCACACCCACCACACCATCTATGGTAATAATATGTTTTACCATCCAATACCACAGTGCCCCCTCTCCCCAGCACCCCCACCATCCGGGGGGTAGTCGCACCACTTCCCAATCAATAAATATCCCAATTTTGAACCTAATATTTTCCAACGGAATCCATTCCGAACGTATAGGTTTAACCTTTTGAAATCAACACTTTTGAAATCAACACTTTCCAATTTTAAACGAAATATTTTCCAACGGAATCCATTCCGAACATATAGGTTTAACCTTTTGAAATCAACACTTTCCAATTTTGAACCTAATATTTTCCAACGGAATCCATTCCGAACGTATAGGTTTGACCATTTGAAATCAACACTTTCCAATTTTAAACCGAATATTTTCCAACGGAATCCATTCCGAACATATAATGTTAACCATTTGAAATCAAAACTTTTGAATTTGAACCGAATATTTTCCCGTGTTTTCCCTCCATTCCTTCGGAATCCATTCCCTTGGAATCTATCATTTTCTTTATTTCAAACGGAATATTTTCCCGGGTTTTCCCTCCATTCCTATAATTCTGAATCTCTCGGATGGGCGATTCCCCCCTTCGGGTGATTCCCCCCTTCGGGTGATTCCCCCCTTCGGGTGATTATGACCACCCTTCGGTATCGCGATGAATTCTGGTGCCGATACCGCCGGGGTGTCGTTTTTCGAATACTTTATTATTGGTAAAATTGAATACTATTGTAATAATAGTATAGTATATTTACAGATAAATGGACCGCCGTCCGACGCATACAGCAGGAGCACCGTCACCGTCGCCGTATGGATACATTTATATACGAACCCATCCCGCATATGATTTGTATAATGCGTGTAAATTGGGCAAAGCGACAAACATACCGGATAGAGACTCGCAATATGCGACGGGCGAGATTATTAGAGGAACGTTTGAAGCGGTGTTTGAAGTCCCAACCGAACGGGTAGGTATTATCGAGCGACTTCTCCAGAACGAGTTCCGTGAACATCATATCAAACACAACGCCGGAACCGAATTTTACGATAAGGCGATAATACAACGGGTCGTTCCCTATTTCAAGCAAATCGGAATTACATATAGGCAACTTCCCGGTTATGAACTCGCCGAACTATTGCGAAAGCACAGAATACACAAGATTATGAAAAAAATACGCATTTCATCGCTTATTATCGGATTGAAGCGAGGCAGCAGCAGCTGCTATATACCAAGAAGCGATCAGACGGAGATAATCGAGAAAACGGTCCAACACCTTACAGCGAATAACAAGGGAATACTCATTCTAACATGTGGTATTGGTAAAACCCTTATTTCGTTATGGGTAGCGCAGCGTTTACAACGAAACCGTGTTATTATTGGTGTGCCGAATACGCAACTACTGAATCAATGGACCATCATTGTATCACGTATATACAATGATATCCCATTACTCGTCGTTTCTGGAGGTGTAACCGTTGAAGATATAGCCAAATTTATAAGCGTCAATAATGAGCGATGTATTGTCATAACGACGTATTCCTCTGCGCACAAGGTGTATTCGGCAAAAGCTGTCTTTGATATGAAAATAAATGACGAATGTCATCACTTGACAACGGTCAATATGCGCCTAGCGCAAACAACAAAGGCATTTATACTGATGCTTGCGATTCCGGCCGAAAAACAACTATCATTGACCGCCACCATCAAGCAACTCGACAATTACGGTGTGACTTCGGACGACGACGACGCATTCGGCGACAGCCGTCGCGCGATTGTATCAAACGACGACATCGCACATTTCGGTGAAATCATAGAACGACGATGTGTGCTATGGGCGATACAACAAGGAATTATTTGCGATTACACTATCCAGAGTATTATTGCGAATGAGGAGCAATTAGAAGCGCATTTGAACCATTTTGGCATCACTATCGAAACCGATAAACGCATTTTCTTGAGTGCTTTTGCCGCACTGAAGAGCATACATGACGGTAATTCTCATCACATGCTGATATATTCAAATAATAAGCCCAATTCCGCGAAAATCATCAAATATATACAAATGCTGATGGAAGAGGAATACTTTGTCATTCCCGGTCTCTATTCTTCCGAATATCATAGTGAAATGAAATCCAGAGAACAAGTAGGCATATTAGAGCAGTTTGGTCGGTCGGCGAAAGGCATCATTTCGTGCGTGTATTGTCTTGGTGAAGGCTGGGACTTTCCGTTGTTGGATGCCGTCGTATTTGCGGAAAATATGACTTCAAATATTCGTATCGTTCAGTCCGCATTACGACCTTGTAGAAAGAATCCAAACGAACCCAACAAAATCGTCAAGATTATACTGCCGATATTGAATAGAGACGATTGGTTATCCAATAATGAAAATCCAGATATGCGAAAATCGCGCGAAATCATTTATCAGATGGGGTTAGAAGACGAGACAATCTCGCAAAAAATCAAGGTGTTCCGGATTGAAATCAAAAAATCACAGCGAAAGCCGAAACCCGACGACCACGACCGCGACAACGATATCGGAGAATACGACGACGAACTTACGCAACAACTACGTCTCAAGACTGTCAAGCGCACCGCACTCGGAACATCATATGAACGGGCAAAACGAATCATCGCGGAAAACGGAATAAAAAACCGCGAGCAGTATTACGAATTGTGTGACCGCGATAATCGTTTAACCAGCGAGCCAGAAACAACATACAACGGGCAATTTACCAACTGGGTGGATTATTTAGGCATAGAACGCATCTATTATGACACAGAAACGTGTAAAATCAAAGTAGGCGAGTGGTTATCAAAACACCCCGAACTCAGAACCAACGGATTAGATTTAGCCAATTTGTGCGCGGAATTATGTTTGTTAGACCCGCTTTTCCCACCCAATGGATTATGGACAGATTATTACAATATACGCGAAGTAAGCGAAATCATCGTTATACCCAAAAAACGAAAGGCAACCATCGCGCTGTAGTGGGGGAAGTAAAAAATACTTTTTATTCATAAAATTGAAGTGAATATCGACGATTATGATATAAAGTATTTTCTACTGGGTTATATATACGCCAACGAATGTCAAAACAATATACGTGCGAGTTATGTAAGAAGGTCTTCCAACAGAAGATTGATTTTACGCGTCATCAGAGTAAGAAGACCGCGTGTGTCTCTTTAGATGAAATCCAACAAATTGCGATGAAGAAGGAGGAGAAAATGGGAGCTCGGACTGAACTCAACAATGTGTTTAAACGGTGCTTGGATATACTGCGTGATAATGAAGGCCTTACCGGCGAAAAGGCGTTGCGAAATATGTCGTCGTTGTTGATTTTGAAATTGCTTGAGCCGCATTTTCGGGTCGGCGGCGAGATTGATATTGCGAATTATGATTTCAGTGCGGGGCTTGAAGAACATTTTGACGAGTGTTTAATCGAACACAATAAACAACGGCTATTAACGTGTGTTCTTTTCAGCAATTTATCCAAGGAGAAGGAAGATAATATTCCGCAATTGATGAAATATATTTGGGATATCATATTGTCGTGCCATCCGGCAACCAAATGTATATTCTTGAAAGGGCGGGGGTTTGATATTCGTCATCAGTCTACATACAAGAAAATAATCGACAAACTAAACGCGATTGACCTATCTCAAACGGATTATGACGTATTGGGTGAAGCGTACGAGGAAGTTATCCAAGATATTATGACAGGTAAAGTGCTAGGACAATTCTTTACGCAACCATCTGTGAAGAAGATGATGGTACGTCTCATCGACCCGCAAGTTCGCGAGGATGGAACGTGCGAGTCGTGTGCTGACCCTACGATGGGCACAGGCGGTTTCCTCATTTCATATTTACAAACAATAATGAAACAGGCCAAAACGCGCAATATTACACTGAACTGGGATTATATCACAACCACCGGTTTGTATGGAAAAGAACTGGAACCGGATACCTATCAATTGGCGGTTTCAAATATGTTGATTTCGTCGGGTCATATGTTTGGTGGACTAGATTGCGGTGATAGTATCCGCCAGCCGATTACTCAGAAGTTTGATAATATTCTCGCCAATCCACCGTTCGGTATTAAGGGCTTGAAATATGACGATTTCCAATCCACGTTGAAGTCTCAATATGTTCCTGTCAAGACGGATAACGCGGTGTCTCTCTTCATTCAAGCAATCATCTATATGTTGAAAATCGGCGGAAAATGCGCGGTTGTTTTGCCAGACGGACAAGACTTGTTTTCAAAGACGAATACTACACTTGTCGCGATTCGCGAGTATCTTATGAAAACGTGCGACCTGAAAGAAATCATTTATTTGCCTTCTGGAATATTCACATACACGTCCATCAAGACATGTGTATTCTATTTCGTGAAAAAGCGCGAAGGGTCGGATGCGCTTGAAGTGAAAATCAATGTATCCAAAACCCAAAAAGAAACTGGACGCGATTACAAGTTTTCAAAGACACATCAAACCGCGAAAGTCGCGTTTTATGACTATAATCCATATGAGGGTGAAGGTGTGAAAAATCTATTGGTTGAAGTTCCGATTGAGAAAATTGCGAGTAATTCATATTCACTGAATTATGCGGAATATATGAACGATGACGCCGAAGAAGAACCGCAATATGAAGAAGGTGTTGTTGTAAAAACACTTGGCGAAGTTTGTGAATTTCAAAATGGTTCTCAACTTGATAAAAAAGATATAGTTGAGGGAAATATACCAATATTTGGAGGTGGTGTTAAAATTGTAGGGTTTCACAATAATAATAATAGAAATGGTAACGAAACAATTGTATGTGGGACGGGATACCCTGGATATGTTAATTATAGTTTTGGAAAACCATTTTGGGCGTCACAGTGTTTTACGATGAAAAGTAATAATACATCCATAATGGTGGATAAATATTTATATTATTATTCAAAAATAGTTTTAGAGCCAGAATTTATGTCAAAACAAAAGGGAACCGCACAAAAGTTTATTCGATTTAATCAAATAACAGATATAAAAATCCCAATCCCATCACTTGAACGACAACAAGAAATCGTCAAATATTTGGATTTCATATACGAAAAAGCAAACAAAACAAGCCGTGAAAAAATTGCGGAATTGAAGCAATTGAACGAGTTTTGTTTGAATAATCAAAAAATATTTGGTGAGAATGTGGTGAAGACTCTGGGAGAAGTTTGTGAGAAAATACATTCTGGTAAGTATAATTCAAAGGACTGCAAATCTGTTGGTAAATATCCATTTTATACAAATAAGGTCAATAATCCGGAAGGATATACAGATGAGTATTGTTTTGATTATGAAAAATACTTTATACTTATTAAAGATGGAGGCGCTGGTGATAAAAAATATGGTGACCATATTGGACTTGGTAAAATATTTAAAGTATATGGTAAATCCGCCGGAACATCACATCAATACGCGTTAATTCCAAAGAAGGAGTTTGACTATGACTATTTATATCAATATTTAAAATTTATCAAAAATGAAATAATGGATTTGGCTCATTATACTACTGGATTAGGATGTATAAAAAAAGGAAACATAGAAGGGTTGAAAATCCCAATCCCATCTCTCGAACGCCAACAAGAAATCGTCGCCTATTGCGAATCAAATGATGCGCTCATCCAACAGTTGGAAATTGAGATTGAAAACAACAAAAAACAAGCCCAGCTATTTATTGATGGAATTGTTAACTCCCAACTTCAAATACTAACCGATTCAAGTGAAGAAGAGTCGATAACCACGCAAGAAGGCCAGGATGAGAATGACTCGGTTGTATCACCCGTGTCGTCGTCTTCATCATCCGCGATGTCATTGACAGAAACAAAACCGAAAACTCGAAAGTTTATTGTAAAAAAAAGTCTCCCGTAATAATATCGATAAATGTCACCACAAACAAGAAATACGCGCAATACCTCACAATACAGTAAAACGCGAAAAAAACGGCAGTCGCCGTCGCGGACTACCGCTACCGCCACCGCCACCGCCACCGCCGCCCCCGAAACAAAACAAGTAGTAATAAATGCGAACTATACGCCGGTAAATGACGAGAGATATATTCCGATTCCATCGTATACACCGGCAATATTGCCACAATACGCCCCCGATAGTTACGACTGTTTTTACTATAGAATACGTCAAACGGAATCCAATGATACATTTATTGCCACGGTCCGAACACGCGGAATCGGCGATACTGAAATAATTGTTGGTGGAAGTGTAAAATCATTGCCGAAAGAGTGTGTGAAAATAATAATACAGAAAGACAGAGACGCGGACAACGATATCGTGGAAGCCATATTTTTAGTGGATTACCGGCAACATTGTAATGAGGCAAATGACCTGAAAAGTGCGATTATACTGGCGCGCGTGGCTATAAGTTTCGCGTATACCTATTTTCGGATAGATAAATTCGCGCTGAAAGACCACAGTATGTTTTATTGTTATACACCGACGCGGACATATGAATATTCCCTCGCCGGGCGATACCTGCTGAAATACGGCGAAACCTGGTATCAGCGTAATTTGAACGCACGTATCTATCATCCCCGGACACTAGAGAGTATAAAAAAGTATTTGGATTTTATCGAAACGAAACCGGATTTCGGGATATTTCAGACGACGACACCGACGCAAGAACGTTTGAAGCAGATTTGGGCGAATACACCGAACTATCGTGAGATGGTATTGAAGATACTGGACGAGATTCAGCGAACCCCGGACCTGGACACGGACCTGGACCCGGACACGAATCAGAATTGCCATTTATTATATCCGTGGTTCAATCGGATATCTGGCGAATATTTGCACGACCTGCTTTACGCGGATAATTTCATATTGAGAGACGGGTTTTTATTCATCGAAGGACTTACTGTAGAATATTTGGGAACGGATAATACACTCCACGCCGAAAATACGAGTAGGTTGAAAACCTTCATAAAAAACCATACGAATATGAAAAAGATGGGCGGAGGCGGACGCAATCCGAAACGATGGTTTGTAAAACGGGATTGAAATGATGCGATGCAACCAAACGACACACGACGAATATACACACACGACGAATATACACACACGACGAATATACACACGACGAATATACACACGGCGAATATAATATGAATAGTATATACGTATTATCATATGCCAGCGAGGAAAAGGTCTGGTTTAGCCAGGGATAGACGAGCCTATACGTGGTCGAATGAAACACCATGGTTGACGCCCGCGACTTACACAGTTACGTATAACGGTAATACCAACACGGGTGGTAATGGACCAACCGATGGTTCTTCGCCCTATACCACAGGTTCAACTGTAACCATTTTAGGAAATACCGGAACATTGGCCAAAACCGGATTCACGTTCTCTGGTTGGAACACTGCCGCGGACGGTTCAGGAACACAGTATTCCCCCGGAAATACATTCGTGATTAGCGCAAACACCATACTTTATGCGCGATGGGTGGCCGTCCTGGCAGTATTAGCACCAACCGCGTTGTCCAGTGTAGGCGGCAATCAAGCCGCGTATATTTTGTTCACACAAAGCGGCGCCGTAACCAACTACGAATACTCCACGGATAATGGAGTGACATTTCAGGCATTTAACCCCCCGCAAATCCACAGCCCGGTGGAAATCAACACGCTTTCGTCGGATGAAGGTGCGACGACACGCTTAACAAATGGAACCGAATATACTGTTATTTTGAAAGCAGTAAATTCGGCGGGAGCGAGAAGCAACGATTCCGTCGCCGTCACTGTCACACCAACAGTAACTACTCTGGAATCTACCGGGCGTATCATCTACCTGGACGCGAACAACGCGAGTTCTTACTCGGGAACCGGTGCGACATGGACGAACCTTGACTCTGGTGGAAGCTACAGCGCAACACTCACCGGATCGCCGACATTTGACGAGACAACCACACCCGGAAATAAGTATTTCGATTTTAACCGCGCGGCGGCTACAGGCCAATTCGCCCAAATCAATCAAGCAGCCGCAATCAATCCCGTGGTAAACCAGCCCTTTACGATACAAATATGGGCCAGAATCAATAATGTGGGAGCGCAAGGTTCCCTCGTAAGCAAAGCGTTCGGCGCACCATCCTATGACGGGTATGCTCTAGGGTATAGAACAGACAACGCGCTACAATTACACGAAAATGGTTCGTCGCAAGTGAATTATTTTACTTCGGTGAATGAAGTTGTAAGTAGTGGATGGAGACTCTATACGGCAAACGTCCAGTTTGGAAATGGAGGAGGCAGGCAAAACAAGATATTCGTTAATGGTCGTCAGGTTCTATCGGCAACAAGTAATGAAACAGGTGTTCCGTCTGCTACGCAAAATCTAACATTTCCCGCAGGATTTTACGGCGAGGGTGAATGCGACATCGGCCAATTTTATTATTACAATACGGAATTGACAACGACGCAAGTCATACAAAATTATGACGCGTCAAAATCGAGATATTTGTAACATCCGTATAAAAAATACCTCGCCCCCCCCCGCTAGTCGTATTTATAGTAAAATTCGCGAAGAGAATCCCATTCATTCTTCAATGAATTAGATTCACTAGCGCCGCCGTTGGATTTCCTTGAAAAACGAGTTCTCGCCGTCCAATGTATATTTCTTACCTGGGCGGCGGACATCAATGTATCCATCCGTATCGGCGCAATTCTCTGCGGGCCATCCGGTAGCCCAATACCACCCGGTAATGCGCGTGACATTATTGCGAAGGACGAGGACGTGTTCGTCGTATAATTTGGCTTGTTCTTCGCATTCGGCGTTATAATGCGCGATGGAATGAAGGTGGGGTGGGGTGTTGCTTTGGTATCTATGCCAGGAGTATATATAGTGAGTGCGGTATCCAGGAGTGGAAGCGGAAGCGGAAGCGGAAGCGGGTGACGACATAATGGAATCGAATGGAATGGAATGGAATGGAATGGAATGGAATCGAATGGAATGGAATCGAATGGACTCGAATGGAAAACCATTTCAATTTAATGAAATGGAATCGAATGGAATCGAATGGAATCGAATGGAATGGAATATTATATCAGTAATATTTAGTATAGTATATAATGGAAAACGACGCCTTAGAAAAGGTTTCACTCATAACTAACGATAAAGCGATTCAACAAGTAGCGTTTCATCCAAGAGAACTTATATGGTCCGCGGCGATTGGCACAGAAGTCCAATTATTCTCTCTACGAACAAAAGAAGAAAATGAAACAATCGTAAACGCAATCACGCCGCCCGGACGTCGTGATATATATAAAAAGGAAAATGAACACTATTCGTATTACCCGAACACATTACACAAAATACAAGACCATTCCAGATTCATTACGTGTATCGCGTTTCAACCGAAATCAAAATATATGGCAACCAGTTCAGATGATGGAATTGTAAATGTATATTCCATTTCACCCAATAAAGGCGGCGGCCTACCCGAAATTATGAAGCCAAAATATACAATACGTCACACTCGACACTTACCTGGTTTTGTTGATAGTATATGTGTGAATTCAATGATGTTTCATTCAATGAAGCCACTTTTGGTAACAGTAATTTCCACTACGTCATTTGATAAAGGCCATCTCGAGAAAACGCTATATTTATGGCGCATTTCAGACGATAAAGAACCGGAAAATGTCGCAACCGTTGCCGGACACAAAGATTCGGTGATGTCTGTCGCATTTCACGCAAGTTTGCCTTATTTAGTAACCGGCTCCGCGGATAAAACGGTGAAATTATGGCGAATTGTAGAAGACAACCCTGACATCAATAAACGGCTGATATGTGTATCGACAATAGAAACTACAAATGGCGTGTTGTGTGTCGCGTTTCATCCAAGTTTGCCCATCTTTGCCGCGTCGTGTTCAAACAGAGAAAATACCGTGAAGTTTTGGGAAATTTCGTCTACGCATACGTGTGATCCTCTGACATCTTTGGAATTGAAAGGGCATACCGACACAATCAACTCATTTGTTTTTCACCCATTAGGCGAATATATATTGACCGGGTCGCGTGACAACACTGCGAAATTATGGCAATTTTCCACTTCAACACCCCCGAGTTGTGTTACGACGATTCAATTTCATACGGGTGAAGTAAAATGTGTTGCGTTTCACCCATTATTGCCCTATATGGCAACGTGTTCTTCCGATGGCCAAGCGGTCGTATGGTATTCACCGAAGTTATCCAACGACCGAAAGGTTTATCAAAGCTTGATGAGACGAGAGATTGGCTTGACACCGAGAAGTCGGCTTAGTATAAAAGATTTGAAAAGCCGCAGAAGCCGCAGCCCTAGTGCCCGCAGAAGCCGCAGCCCTAGTGCCCACAGAAGCCGCAGCCCTAGCGCCCACAGAAGCCGCAGCCCTAGCGCCCACAGAAGCCGCAGCCATAGCAGCGCAAAAGGCGGTTCATATTACAGAAACCGTAAAACACGACGCCGTATTCGCCGGAAATATTCGTTGGTCAAGTAACCGCGCCACTCACACGCACCCTACATACGGGACACGTATCGCGCGTGATAAGCCACCGCGAAATACACGTTTCGTGAAATAGATGCTTACACGGTAGTATAACCCAAGGGTCGTCATTACTGTTCGTCAAACAAATACAACATTCTTCTTCATCTAGATTCGGGAATGACCGGGTAAAACTCACGCTACCGCTACCGCTACCGCTACCGCTACCGCTGCCCTCACG